AATTTAGTATCCTCTGTTTTAAATTGATAATATACACATTCTTGGGAAATAACGTCCCATAACAACTCACGATTGATATGTCTTATTAATGATACGTCACGTTGGGTTCCAAATAAAGCGCACATAATCTATTGTTTTTTAAATTTCCAAATAAATCCTTTATATTTTAGGGATTTATTGTTGCAACAAGCATTTATATTAGGTTGGTATATATTCAATGAAGTAGCAGCTTCTTTTCCACTGTTCCATTCTTTGATAAATATCCCATCTAAATCATACTGCAATATTGGTTTGCTTTTAGCTACTATCACATTGTTTAACCCCTCAATTGATCGTTGATTAGGTTTACCTTTTTTTGATTGGCTTATTTTTTGATTTCTTTCTAAACTATATAAAACTCCTACTTTAGAATCTTTAATTTTTTGTATATGTTCAAGTGTAAGTGTTTTTCCTTTAAGCCAATAGTTTGATCTTCCTTTATGACATAATGATTTTTTTAATTTTGTTTCATCACTATCGTATGATCCATATCCTCTACCTAAACGGTTATTTAAATGTTTATTTGAAAGAACATTATGATATTTCCCCCAAAATATTTCTTTTTCATCTAAATGTTCCGCAGAACATTCTTCTACCATTTCACATGTGTGGTTCTCCCATCCATATTTTTTTAAAGAAGCATATAGACTAGGTTGATCTTTACATTGAAGTTTTTCATATTTTTTCCATCTAACTATATGGTTAATAGTTTGGCCTATATAAATTCTTCCATTAGGATTAGTTATTTTATATATCCCTATCATAATCAACCTATAAAAATTGTCATTGGTACTTGTGCAATCGTTTTATTTTGGTAATCTGCTTCAAGTGATTTATTTTCAAGTAAAGTTTTGCGTGAAGTAGATTCAAAATATGTTCGTAAACGTTCAATTAATGCTGTTTTTTCAGACGTCGCCGCTGAAATTAAGTCGCTTTGGTTTAGCGTTATTTCTGATCCGGGTATTGGTATGGAAGTGTATTTTCCTCTAACATATCCTAAAATTTCTTTTACTATTGACAAGCCATATTCAAATATCCATTGACGACCAATTGAATTAATTTTTAAATAGGTTGGATTTACATATGGGACATTAGATGCATTAGTAATGAGTTCTTGTCCATTTCTTTCAACATACATTTTGTTACGATCTGAAAGAAGGATATATTCAAATTTAAGATACTGTGGTCCCGATTTTGGTATAGGAAAAATTCTCAACATATTATTAACCAATTCAAAGGTATATTGAGATTTTCTAATTTGGTCATTCAATTCAATTGCTTGAATTTTTTGCATATCATAACTGATAGGCATTAACATAAAATTGATTGCTGGTGAATAAGATCCCCAACCAAATGAATCTAACATTTGCATCATGCCAATACCAGTACCCGCATATGGATCAAAATATCTTGTAATTGCTGGGGTTGCCTCATAGAATATACGTTTAATTTCCATACCACCATTAGGAACACCATTGGCTTGTGCCCAAGCATTCATATCATAATTTTGTACGTTTGGGAGTAGCATTAGGGATCCTGTACGCCAAGATACATTTCCTCCAACTCCCGCTTCTACACCATATTGTTGAGATAGACGGATTACTGCAGCTAAATTTTCTTGAATTACTTCATTATTGGGTGGAGTAATTTGTGTTGTGGATCCTTGAAAGGAAAGTAAATTTTCTGCTACTTGATAAGCATATAATTCGTTTCCATATGTAGTTACTGCTTCCTCAAGTGCTGTAAAAAAGTTAATATCTTGTAATTCAACTTCTACTAAAGGATAACCTAAACGCTGCGCTGCAAATTTTGCAAATTTGTTAGCATCATTTTGGAATTGAAAATCATAGTCATAGAACCCAAAAGGAGTATCTCCTGGTTGAAATGAACTTGAGCCGGGCCAAATGGGGATATTCATATTAACAGTTTATTATAAATATGAAAAAAAAGGGCCTCATTTAGAGGCCCATTTTAAATTATGTTTTAGGATTTATACAAATGAGCCTGATCTCCAAGCTCCATTCATCCACATATAAAGAAGATATTGGCCTCCTACAGTTGCAGGGATAATTTCTCCATCTGTTCCTGTCCAAGCAGGAGCAATTGATTGAGTTTGGGGAATTATTATTGAACTATTTGTACTTACTTTAAAGGCATCTTTACGGGTATTTAATTGACCATTACCAACAATAAAGGGTGAAGTTGTATCTCCTTGGGTGTTATAAAACCCGATTGCATATTGATATGAACCAGAAGCAATTGTTCCTCTACCTCCAGCATGTGAACTATTACCTAAGGCAATTGTACTAGAACCTTCTGCGTGTGAATATTGTCCTGAGGCCGTTGTCAAGTTTCCTTCAGCATGTGAACTATTACCTAAAGCAATTGTTAGGTTTCCTTCAGCATGTGAATAGTCAGCTGAAGCTGATGTTTGGTATCCTTCAGAGTGTGAACCAGTACCATCAGTTCTTGTCTCTCTACCTTCAGCATGAGAATAATATCCAGCGGTTCTAGTGTTATATCCTTCAGCATGTGAGAACCAACCTGTTGGAAGTGTTCTTGTACTTGCTCCTTCAGCATGTGAACCAGGAGCAAATGTTCTACCTCCGTTATAAAAAACTACGGTGGTTTGATTCGTATTAGGATCAACAGATGCAGTAATATATCCTCCTTCAGCGTGAGAAAATGCTCCAGAAGCAACAGTACTAGCACCTTCAGCATGTGAACCAATTCCCCTAGCATCAGTAGCAGTTCCTTCAGCATGTGAACCCATACCACTAGCGTTTCCTCCATTTTGAATAGGAATTACTGCATCTGCATTTGGGTCGTAAATAGCGTATCCACCTTCAGCATGTGAACCGGAACCAATAGCAATAGTTTGTAACCCTTGGGCCATTGCATTGCTTCCAGTAGAAACAAAACAGTTTTGACCTGTTGTCATTGCCCCAACATTATGGAGAGTATTTGAACCGGAAATAATTACAGATCCTATAATTGTTGTAGTATTACTTGCAGAATCAACGGTAAGAAGACCACCAATAGTAACAGACCCACTAATGTTTCCGATTATATTTCCATTTACTGTTAAATCACTAGGGATGGTAACTGTAGTCCCTGATAATGGTTGGATTGTGTTGACACTTAATGTGCTCATAGTTTATTTTTTATATTATAAAATTACTAATATAGAACCAGTTTCAACTGTAATTGATGAAGAATTATATATAGGACCTATTAGCAAAGCATTATATCCTGTTGGAATTGTTAAATTTATTGAATTAGTAGGTTGGTTTGAAACAAACCCGTCTAAAATAAATAAAGAGCCAGTAAGTGAAATAGAACCCGTAAGTTGAACTTCTTGTTCTAATGGATTTAAATAAGATGCCGTAATAGCGGATGTGATACTTCCAGTAAAAGAGCCTATGAATCCTTGTGCTGTAATAGTTCCGGTGTTTGTATATGAACCGGTGAAATATTCAAAATTACCATCTAATTCGGGGATAGTAAGTGCTGAACCTTTTACTTGTCTTAATGTTAAATTTGCCATTTTGTTTTTATTTATAAATATTAAGTTGATGCTACAAAATACTCTAATTGAATGTTTCCACCAATTGCTTTAGCTTTTATGGAATCAATATAAGTAAAACTACTATAATACATTTCGTCAACATAACTTTCAGCAACATAATCTATAGTTGAAGACGCATTTATATCAGCATCATTTAACATAAGTGTTTTGCCTGGGGCTAAGTTAAGTAAAGTACTTTCTTCATCTGTAGCAATTAGATATATAACGGCTTCATATGTTGTAGATAAATTTGTAATTCTAACGTATTTTGTATCTTGTTTTACAAATGCTCCACCGGTTTGTTCTTCTTCACTATTACAAAAACGTAAAATTTCAATCCCTGAACCACTAAAAGTGGTAGAAATAGTGTCTACTCGCCTTACTATTTGATTAACATCACTAATTGTTTTAAATACATTTGTTTTTTCAGTAGTAGTATTTGGGAGAGTTATTTCTTCCGTTATGGTTACATATAAATTAGCCATTTATTTTGTTTATAAATATGGTTAGCCCCTGAAAGATTTATATACTTCAAGGATTTCATCCACAATAGGATGTCTATGATTTTTTTCTAAAGTAATTACATTAAATCCATTTACTTCTTTCATATGTTTACATACAACATCAAATCCTGATGTTTTTTTATCTCGTAAATCTACTTGAGCAGCATCACCACAAAATATCATTTTACTACCCTCACATATTCGAGTAAGTAATAGTTCGGTTTGGGTATCAGTTAAATTTTGTGCTTCATCTACTACAACTAAACAATTAGTAAAATTTCTACCTCGCATAAATGATACAGGGACA